CGCATATTTGGGGCTTTTGTACGCCGTACATTATGTTTAAAATGACGTGCCGACATCTTCTTATTTACAGGTTTTCTACGTAGCATAACTTCTCCTTGTGGTCTTTGGTGTCACCTAGCACAGTTACATCAAGTAAGTCACTGTGCTTCGGCGGGTTTCACCTCGCCGACCGGTGTTTCTGAAGATTCAGAAATGGTATTTACAGCAACTAAGCCAAGCTTAATTGCTTCTTCTCGATTTTCTTCGTTTCCGAGAAAATCTATTAACTTAGAGGGATCGTTATCAAAACGAGCCCTCATCTGGGCTGGCAAATCCATAAACTCGTCTTGCGCAGCCAAAACGGCGTTTACCGCCGAATGATAATCTAATACCCCTGTAAAATCCCCATATTGGGGACTTATTGCTTGTCCTGGCAACTCGCCAGTCAAGCCAAACTGACGGACAATGTAATTTATGTCCGACTCATCCTTGAAATTCTGCTGAGCCAAACTCGGGTCTGGACAAGCTAAACCAGTCTCATCAGATACTTTATCTACATCATAGTTATATGGTGTACGTAAAAAAGGAACTTTTTTATCTTTCATCTTCTTCCAAACTTACCACGTTTAGGGTTATAAGGCTTGGAAGGTTGTTGTACAACTTCCTTGGATCTAAACATATTAGCTGCATCACCAACAATTTCAGTAACTTTCTTGCCAGCACTAGCTGCACTTGCAGCATTCTGACTTAATTCTTTCATTTCATACCCACGTGGATAATCCTTAAAATACTGACCTTTAGACTTAGCTTCAGGCACACCGCCTAACCTCGCAATCATCTCATTAGTACGAGTTAGGGTCTCCTGAGCATTAGCATAAGTCTTTTGCGCTGATAATAGCGCTGTTGCTTCACGCAACCTAAACTCCTCTTGTATAAGATTCTTAGTTTCTTGACGAATCTTAGGATCTTGTAACAATTTAATTGCTGTATCAGCACTTAAATTTCTAACATTTTCTTTATTAACTTCAACTTGAGAACGTCTCAAATCTATATCTTCGCTTATTAAAGCGGTACCTAATGTATTACTTATATTGCTTGTAGGACTCTTAAATGTAGCTTGTTGACCTACAGCTGATGCTCCAGCCGGCGTACCGGCACCACCTTGTTGATAAGCTAGCATGGGGTTAAGACCCGCAGCACTTAAATCTTGTACCGCAGTTTGATACTGCGAAGCCCTCATACGCTCTTGAAAATCCATCTGTTTTTGTGCCTGTTCAGCACTAAAACCTTGGGCTATTTGTGCCTGTTGAGCTTGTTGGCGGTTAGTTCTTTCTTGACTAAGAAAATCTATACCCGCCGAAAGAATACCATCAAATAGTCCCATATTAGAAATGATCTATTAAACCGGGAACACTATACATTGGCATTGGTCGTGCCATCGTAATATCAAAAAATGAATCAAATAGGAACTGCTGACCATTGGCAGCAGCGCCCACAGCTACCACACGTGAAACTGGTGGGGTCTCCTGAATAAACGTGTTATTCAGTGTAGGCAACGATGTAAACTTCTGAGCCAAATGCCAAGCATCTAACGTACCAGTAGTAGTACTTCTAAACAATCCAGTAATTTGCGATGGCTTATAACGATATTCAGCCCAACGTTCTTGATATCCAAAAACATCATTGTCTGTACTTGCGCCAGTCGCATAAATCTCTTTATTCAACACTGCTTGCTCACCTAATGTGGCAAAAGCAGGGAAATAAAAATCATAACGTGTCGAACGACTCCACATACGTGGTAAACCTTGCTGATAAGTCAAATCAGCACGTACCGACACTAAACCAATAATAACGCCATGCTCTACAAAGCTTTGCGTAAATCCATGACCACTCGCGAGTGACGTGCCCATAGCTGCAAGATTGCCCAAAACTGTAGAACCTCCAGAAAGATTGGTCGCACTTGTCTGGGCAATAGGATTGATATTAACAACAGTGGAACCGCCACCAAGATACTCAGGACGCTGCAAACGAGCGTCTGGACTAATAACTCCAAAATGAGAGCGAATAATTTCAGTATAACGTGTGCCTCCACGAGCATCCCTTTCCAATAATTTTTGAATCTGAAATGACTGACGCAATTGGTTAATTGTTGCTGCAGTTGCAGTAGACAAATCAGCATATAAACCTGATTCACCAGAAGTAACAACAGTCATAGCATTAGCTAACGCATTGCCAGCTGGTGCACTACCAGCATTGGCATTATAAAGACCAGTATAAGCAGTCAAAGTTTGACCAGCATTACCTCCCAAACCAGCAGTAGATGTGCCATTAAATAAACCTAATGCCTTACCATTACCATATACAGGTGCAGATGTGCCTAATGGCAAAGATACACTTGAACCTTTTTGAGGCCAAGGTAATGAACTAGTAAAATAATCATGACGTTTACCACGTCTTAACAAAGCATAATCAGTATATGTATCAGGTCCATCATTCTTATGGACTGTTACAGAATTCTGCATATTTTGGTCTCTAAACCACTCGTTATAAATCAAGTTATAAGCACGTGGCCAAAATGCACATACACTAACTGTATTACCAGTACCAACTTGACCTACAGTGGGTAAACCCATGTAGTCATACAAACCACCCGCAGGGAACCCATTGGCAGGACTAACAATCTGTGGAACAGTATACGAAATACTATCACCCGGATCATCTTGTTCACCCATAAACTTCTGCCAATTATTCCAAATCAAACGATTTGGTACAAAGAAAAAGAAACTATCCAAATGCATGTTATCCATGATTGGATATAAAGGCGTAGCCAGACGGGCAAATGCCGTCATCTTTAAATTAAACGTATCGCCGGGTAGTACTTCATCAACATATACAGGAATTAAATATCCAGCATCAAAAGTTGTCTTATGGGTCTTTTGTGCTTTAAAGCGACTGCGGGGAATATCCGCCTTCGGAATCATTGCAAACTGATGAACATCTACCGAGCGATTACGAAACATACTATCTCCTTAAGAATTACTTAATTTTTACATCCTTACCGCGAACAATAACAGTAGGGTTATCCCTAATCTCATACTTACCATTAGAATCATCAAATACACCCATTTCATATAGATCAAAATCATCTGGGTGATTAAACAACTGATTCTCTTTATCTTCCCTGTTAACTTCGTCAGTAAAACTTCTTATAGCAATACCTAAAGATTGCAAATACATTGGACGGCCAAACGCTTCCGCTGCCGAATCTCTAACACTAACAATAACTGAAATCATAATAACTCCTAAATTAACTCACGTTTTAACATATTCACACGGGCTTTAGTAATCGTTTCCTTAACTAACAATCTATCATCCGTGTTATCTTCAAAATTCGCTTTTGCTAACTGCTCTCGCTTAAACTGAATTTCTTCCCATTCAAATGGGGACTCTTTTGAATACTTCAAGTCGTAATATTTAGGTGGCCGAACCTTTCGGCCGTTTATTATCACATAGTCATGTGGATAAACGTCCGATTTATATTTTTTAAACCACTCATAACCTATTCCGGGTTTCAATGACATCTTATTAAACTCGGACTTCTTCTCTAATACTTCTCCTGTCTCTAAATCCGTAAATTTATAATGTTGATCATGCTTTCCTTGACCAGTTACCTTCTTCATAATATATCTGGCAACATACGCAGCAGATTCAAAATTTACATCTCCGATAGACGAAAAACCATACTCCCATAACTTTTCCAGTTCTTTGGATCTATAAAGCTTACTTCCACTTCCTGTTTGTTTCCAGTACTGGCGATCTGGAAAATCAAATCCGAATATACAGGCATGGAAATGAGGTCTATCAAACTTTTCACCATATTCTCCGCACATGTAAAATCTAATGTTAGCGCCATATTTCTTCCGTAACCTTTTCATAAATAATTGAAAATCACGATAATGCAACGAACGATCTTTTGGTAAAGATTCGTCGTTATACGTTAACGTAATAAAACAATTATTCTCATGAAGCTTCGCTTCATGTAAACATCGCATAGCCCATTGACGGCTACGCTCTAACCGACACCCAACACATTGACCGCAAGGCAGTGATAACGTTCGACTTATGTCAAAATACCGCCTTTCGCTAAAAACAACCTGACCATCAACTGTTTGATATGCCGCTATCGGGTGATAGCATGGCAATTACAGCCTCCAACCACCACGCATAGGGTTCATGCGCATATTTGGGGCTTTTGTACGCCGTACATTATGTTTAAAATGACGTGCCGACATCTTCTTATTTACAGGTTTTCTACGTAGCATAACTTCTCCTTGTGGTCTTTGGTGTCACCTAGCACAG